AGCATTAGCAGTAGCAGTCCCACTACCCTTGCCTGATAAATCTACAATCGGCAAGTATTGGTATCCAGAACCAGGACTAATAATCTTGACACTTAGAATTGATCCTGGTTGTGCAATGGTATTGGCAGCAGATAATTGTTCACCATCTGATGCCAAAGCAGTTATCTCAATATTAGCAGAAGAACCAGTGGGTGATAGTATGGTTACTTGTGGGAAACTGTTTGCTACATAGTTTATACCACCTAAAGGTAGTTTATCATACAACCCAACATTTCTATTTGTTGCAGTAGTTAGGAATGCGACATTAACACGCATAGACGTATCAGAATAAATCGTGTCAACGAAACGAGATTCATTATTAATAACGACCCTATCATTGACTTTTAACTCACTGCTAAAGAATGTTCCTGTTCCTGTGACATAGGCATTAGTAGAAACAATATTTGCAGTTCCCGCAATTCTTGGAGGTTGAACTTCAATACGAGTAACTGCTCCTGTGCCACTTACACGTGAAACTACGGCAGCAGCTCCAGACCCAAAACACATACGTGGATTAGGTCCGAATATTACTTCATCTCCAGGAATATATCCCGACCCACCAGAATTTACTTTGAATCGACCTATCGAACCAAACCCTTTAGTTGTGTGAGTAAAATTATTATTTGATGTTTGGTAGGTAGCACCTACAGCATCAAGCACTGGTGTTATAGTTGTTGGAGTAGTTGATAAAAGAATCTTTACATTTGTGATTGGACCGACTGTTAGATTCTGGAATGTCAGTGTATCTGATATTCGTGTGTTTGCATTAGAATTAGTAACCTTCTGACCAACAAAACCATAGTTAGAATCTAAAATTGATAGGGTTGTAAAATCAGCAATTGTATCCGTTGATACAGAGTAAATATTTCCCGCATTAGCACCAGATACATCAATACCATCAACCACAAGACTTAGAAAAGCCGATGCATTACCAGATACATTAATACCAGATGCGTCTGTAAAAACTGCACCTCCACTGTTCACATTAATGTTATCAATGTAACCTTCAAACACATCATCAATGATAGCAGTAGCATCGATGGTTGAACCACCACCACTAACCACCACAACATCACCAACATTGTAACTGTTACCACCATTTATGATATTGATTCTTCTAATGATAGAAAACGTGGTTGCTTGAACAGAAATCAGAACACCATTCGAATCTATAATGTCAGTGTTTACAACTTCACCATTTTGGAAGTTGCCTAATAAAGTTTTTGTGCTGATAACCAATTCGATTGGAAGACCCAAGTTTAATTGGTCAGTAATAATTCTTCGTGATGCTCTTTCTACAATAGCAGTAGCACCTGAAGATACTCCAGTTATTTTCCTGTTGTTCAACAAATCAATATTGAATGCTTGGTAAACAATCCTGACAACTGAACCATTTGCTGGAGCAGTGTCGAATATAATCTTACGATATTCTTTGCGTAGTGAAAAACCCGATGATTGAACCACACCATTCACATAAACAGTAATATCATTGGCATTAGAAAATTGTGCCAATATAAATGTTTTGACTGTTCCATCACATGTATAGACAGTTGCTATATCTTGATTGATGCGAAGTTTATTATCTACTACCCAATTACCAGCAGAGGCACGAAGAACATTATTCTTCGGATAGATAATATCCAACTCTTCATCGAATAACATTCTGAATAAAAACTTGAATGATTTTTCCGAACCTTTAGACAGATAAAGGGGTAACACATTTTTAATTAGAGTTGCTTTATCTATTTTAACATCACGTGGCAACAGATTAGCATATGTATTGAAAAAGTTATCTTCAAATTGGTCAATAGATGCATCAACATCAAAATTTGTTCTTAAATCTTTTGCAGCAGTAACTAAGTCATTGTTGGCAGAACTTTGTTTAGTCTCAAGAAATTCATAATAAGCTTCAACAAAGTTTATGAATGTAGGGTATTCATCCCTAATATACTCAGGGATTTGCCGACTTATAAGAACCGAAGTTTTTAGATTGCTCATTATTGCTCTGAAATCATTACAGTTGAAATGGAAGTTGGGTCATCACCATCAATAGTTATAATGGTATTTCTATTGGTGCTAACTACTGTATTCTCTGCCTGTATAGTAAACCGAATATATCCATCGGGAGAAGAGACAGAAGTAATTCTAATATCATTGATTGTCAAAGTTCCTAAGTTATAATCAATAGTACCCGCATTAGGGTTGACAATTTGCCTCTCGGATAATTGATTATAATAAACTGTTCGCAGTGTACCAGTTCTTGAATCAATTACTGGAATAGCAGTTGCACCATATCCACCACCATCAGAAATAGTAACAATAGCACGTGTATAATCAATACCTCTATTCACCATTTCAATTCTAGATATTTTTCCATTGACTACAATTGCAACTGCTTCAGCACCTATACCGTCACCAGAAATAGTTACTGTTGGAGGTGAAGTATAATCAACACCAGCATCTAATACTTGAATAGAAGAAATTCCCGAAAATGATTGTGGAATCTCTTCAAACTGAACTTCCTGTTCTGCTCCTAAAGCATCTAAAGTTTTGAAGAAAGTGGATGTCAATCTATTACCAATTGTTCCTCTACGTAAAGGTATATTAAATTTTACACTGTATGGTTTAATTGATATCAGTGAAGGCAATAATCTTTTTTGAACACGAAGAGCACTTTGCGTTCCGAAGAATGCATTTAAGTTCGTGCCATCAATTGCTTTTTGAAGTTTCGATAAAACAAACTTTGAGGAAAATTTATTAAGATAAAGATTACTATAGTTTAAAATAGTGTTTCGTATGTTCGTTTTCAACGCACTTTCAGTCAACGATGTTTTTCGTGCATCGTATCGTACCGTATTTTCAATTAACAAATACAAAAACTCTGGGTCACGAATAATAACGTCAGTAGAAACCACTGCTTTTGGTTTGATAATCTCATCAATAATTCGTTGCTTCTCTGCTTCCGAAATATAATAGTTTGTTTTAGGTTTCAACGAAATGAATACTTTACCATATACTGGTTTCTCTTCATCCTCTCCACCCCACACCGAAATAGAATCCAGTGAAGTATAGTTTTGTAAAATGTATGTCTCATAATCCTTGAATGTAATCAAACGATTTTGAGTGGCAAACTGAGATGCCGTAGAAAACTTAATTGAGTCTACACTTTCACGGTCAGAACCACCCGCAGAAGGTGACACAACACTTACATCAATAGTGGCAAGGCCATTGATAGTTGAACCTGCTGTGAAATTATTTGCTCTATTAGAGACAGCACCAGATGTAATGAGGTAACTCATATTCACTATTGCGCCATCAGTTAATGATTGTCCTATTACATTGTCACCAAAACTAACTTTAAATTTTCCATCATTAGATTCATTTAAAAAATAAACCAATGAAGAACCAGTGACATCAAGAATGTCTGATACTAAATTATATGTCTGTGCTGCGGTGTTTCCCGAAGTGGGAGTTACAGTAACTTTGAGTGTTCGTGTATCAATGTTTGCATTCGGAATAGTAAATACCGATTTGGGATTTGAGATAGAATTATAGGTCTGTGAAAAATTTATAAACTGACCTTCGTAGATGTCTATATTTTCAAAAAAATATTGTGTTCCAGTTTTAGATATGGTAACTGATTCGGTTGTTATGTAATTATAAGAAATCCCATCAACAAGTTCTGAAAAGAAAGTATATCCTCTTGGTAGAGTAGCAGTATCAGCATCAGTTGTTGTTGAAGTAACAGTTACATTAACTGTTGCTTTGGGAGCAGTAACTGAATATGGAACATAGTTGAGTGTCTTGGCATGTGACACTACGGCATCACGTGTTGTAGCACTATCCAAGAACGATTCATTGGCAACCATATTCAAATAGTATGCATTGTAGTGAGTATTGTATGCGAGAATATCTAATAGAACATTTAGACCAGCACCCTCAAAATCGTAATCAGTAAACTCTGATTGCTGTCTTAAAAAATTCTTTAGATTGGTTTTGATTGTATCAAAATCAAGGTCTGTAACTTGTAAACGAGCAGCCATTTATCGAATCCGTTCGAGGAAAAAGGTAATTGTGATTGGGTCAGATTGGTTGATAATAGAAAACTCAACCTCCACACTAAATCCATTATTTTCATAATCAGCAAAAACATAAACCTTAGAGACACTTGCTCTTGGTTCATAGTTTGCTATAACTTGTGCTATCTCTCTTTGAAGGGCAATTGATGTTAGTTCATCAATGTTTTCAAACAATAGTTTACGAACATTCGACCCAATTTCTGGTTGGAATGGTTTTTCGTAGTGATTAGTGAGGACTAGGTTTTTTATCGAATTAATAACTGCCTTGACACCGACATGTTTATTGATATCCTTTTTGACAGGATGGATATTGAACGACAAGTCCAAATCCCGAAAGTCTCTTACTGTATCTGTGGTAACTGTAGCCATATGCTATTTATTCAACCTTTAAGTGTTTTGTGCTGCTGAAGCTCTATAGTTTGTGACTATATCGTTTTCTGTTCCTACAGGCGCAGTATCAAGAATTACTTCTTCTTGAACTGGTGAACCAGAGGCATAGTAATTTGTGAATGCTGTATTAGACTTAGCAAGTGTTGCTGCACGTATAGAATCAGCATTTGGTGTTGTGTCAATAGTAGTGGATGAAGCAAACACTCCAGTATTTGAGTTATGAATTACAGGTGCTTGTAGATTTGCTATCAGAGCATCGGTTCCTATTTTATACTGAAGAAGTTCGGTTTTCATTTTACCCATAGAATTAAATTGACTCACTCTACCCATATCAGAACTAATTGCTCTTGATTTTTGGTAAAAATTCCAATCATGATTCCTACGAGCAGCAATCATCGTGTTTGCTATGGCAATGTGCGAATTAATTGCCTCAAGTTCCACGCCACCCAAAGTTGAATATGGTAGTAGGGGTAATCCACTATAAGATATTGCTGAATTCATCGATAACAAATCGGCAGCAAGTATAGTATCATTAGCAGTCAATTGTTTATTGATAAACAAACTGGTAAAACTACCTAACGCACCAACTGTATTTGCTACACCATCAGCAGAATATAATAGAGTTACCATCTGTTCGGCAGTAGCTATAGCAGTTTCATATTGTGGTGTATCAGGACTAATACGTCTACCAGTCATTTCCAAAACACCTGAAATATTATCCGTGTGTGATTTGAATCTATCCAACTCAAGAACAAATCCATTTGCTGATATTGCTACATTTGATAAAGAGAGATTGGATGCTAATCTACTGAGATTATTTGCTGTGTTACGCAAACTAATATAAAGATTTGCTGTCGGATTTCTAAAATAATTTGTTTTAGCAGTATCACCTCTCGCAACTTGATCGTATTGCCACGTTGTTAGTTTTGTTTTTCTTGTTTCTAAACTATTCAATGCACCTTCTGAAAGTTGTTCAGCACCCTCAAAATTAATTGAATCAAAATTATAACCTAATCTATCGAATATACTATTTGACATTATAACTCTCCATTATATTATTAACCTAGTAACGCAGGACCATCTGGTTCATCAGTTGGTCCTGTAAGAGAAGGTCCATTTTCAACACCTTCATGAAAATGAAGATTATATTTTGTTCTCAAAGACATCAAAAATCCACCAGCATCACTCACCATTCCAAATGCTCCTAATGGTGATAACACCGAAACTGAAGACTCAGTGACTCCAGGTACTGGAATACCAGTAGCAAACCCAATCATTGCTCCACCTGCACACACTATACCAGCAGGACCAACAAACAAACTTAGTTTGGCAGTTACTGCTCCCGCAGAAGATACAGAAGATGCATCGAGAGAACCCTCAACCACTGTGCTACCATTCAAAATAATTCCAGGAGTAAGAGCAGGTACGTTCGGTGCATGAATCGTTAATGCACTCGTCACTCCATGTACATATATGTCAACATCTTCAGCAGTGGTAAGCATATACCCTTTAGTTGCAGTAATATCATAATTACCATCAACTCGTAATTTGTAATCACCTTTTACATGTTCTATTCTATCACCTTCAATTTCCAACTGACAATTACCAACAACTTTTATTGAACAGAATCCTTCGACCAAAACATGTTCATTCTTAGTTGTAATTCTATATCCATTACCATAAATTTGTTGAACGGTGTCTCCATTATCCTGTATCTCCATATACGATGCAGAATTACCATGCTCCAAAGCAACGAATGTTTCATCAGGAGCAGATGACATGTACAGTCCACTTTTAGATTCTTGGTCTTGAAAAACTGTCATGTGACCATAGTGAACTGGATTTATTCCACTAGTGTTTGCTTGATTTCCTGCACCCTTTCTCTGTTCCATTTGGCGCAAAGGAGTAACCCAAGCGTAGGGTGATGGGAAGTTTTGAAACAGAAGTTCTTCTTCTGCTTTATAAAGATTTCTATTCAGACTTTTAGCAGCATCATTAAGATTATTTGCTGTTGGAGTTGTAGCAGATGCTAATCCAACAGGTATCTGTTTTTCTATTGCTGCTTTATATTCTGCTAGTTGTTCTTCTAATGATGCCATAATCTACCTTATAATATAGGACCGAGAACTTTTTCTCGGATGGGAACATAATCTGGAAATTCTGCTGCTATTATTCTTTCAGTTTCGGCAGGACTAAAACCACTTGGAATATCAGGATTCAATGCTCTTTCTAATTGTTGCCCCAATAATATAGTTTGATTTGCTGCATCAATTACCTGCGATGCTGTGCTAACTGCATCACCAATCGCCTGAAAAGTATCATTCACACCACCATCGGGGAATGCATTTGAAATCAAATCAAAAACGAATGTTGCCAACTCACGAAAAATTTCCCTCAAGCATCTATCAAACAATCTTCTTAGATAATCAGGAAGTGCTCGTATAAATTCAATGATGGCTTTCATTAGCAAAACTTGTTGTATAACGTCCTTCACAAATCTATTAACCATCTTTAAAATTTTAAGTATCTTTCGTAAATAACCAGCAATCTTTCTTGCTAAATCTGCGACAAAAGCAGAAACTGGATTTATTCCTAAACCTTCCACTAATGCTTTGATTGCTTCTCTAATTGCAGTGGATGCCTGAATTGCAAATGCGGCTTGACCTAATTTATACCTAACTTGCATTGCGATATCACACACGTGCGCTCTATTCCTAACAGAGTATGCATTCGCAGAACCGTCTACGATACCTCTGGCATATTGTGGAATTGTTGGTTGTCCCGCTTTATAATCTGGTGCTGCATACTTATCCCATCTGCTAGGAATTTTTGCTCCTGCATTTATTTCTGCAACACTTCTGTTATCGATAAATCCATATTGAACTCTTGTATTATAAACAGTATCCAGATTATTTCGCAATTGAGATAAATTAAAAACGGACTGTCTCTTGAGATTTATTTGTAATGATAACTTAGCAATCTCAAGTAAACCTTTTCCACTTGGCCTGATTGATAATAAATTAAACTGTCTTGTTAAAGCATCCAACTGTGCCGAATCATTAGAAAGTCTAGTATTAACTGCTCTTCTAATAATATTAGCATTAGGGTTTGGAACTCTAACGTCCGCACCACGAAGACCATTCGTAACACCAGTAACCATTGGGTGTTGTCTATCACCATTTATAAAATATCCTGTGACCCAATCACCCTCTCTTGGTCCACTAAACAAGTGTGCAGTGGCAACAGACCTTTCAGTCTGAGCATCAGGTAAAGAGGATGTAGGAACTTGACTTACGTCTTGTGGATGAATACCCACAATCCTAACTTTTAAGCGACCAGTTCCCGCAAAATCTTTTCTATCTTCTACTACACCTATCCATCTATCATTTTCTGTCATATTGTTCCTCCAGATGCTATAAATTGCTGTGTTACAGAATCACTTGATGATGGAACAGGACTGTTTGTGGAATCAGATGCCACTTCAAGAATCGTTTCAAACATCTGCGGTTTAATCATATGTCGCACTGCAACTATCATGTATTTACCATAGGTTGAAACGTCTTGACTATCAGTCCTAGTATTCAAAGTCAAGTTGAATCCTTTCAGTATAACATTCAATCCCGATGAGTATATGAAATTTCCAGGTAAAGTCATCTTGATTCTTTTCTGAAATAAGTTTTCAAATATTGGTCTTCTAGCAAACTTCCAATTTACAACATCATCCACTATGTTTGCAGTTTTCGGGTCATTAGATTTCAAATAGTTTCCAGCAGGACCAGTTTGTCGTCCAGTAGTTGATAATGCCGTTATTGTTTTAGCGGCATATGAATTGGTTACACTATTACCAAGTCTGTTCGGCATTGTACTTACGTGTGGATTTTTATTCGGTATTCGTTTTGCAATATCAGTAATATCAAATTGTTTTTCACCATACGTTTGTGTGTATGGATCAAACTCAATATGAACACCAGAATATATTCCCTCCTTTATTCCTTTAATTAAATTGCTTTGTGTAATAACTTGAACATCACGAACACCACTAAATTCATGGTCAAACTCTTCAAGATTTTTTGCATCAAAGTTGATTGTTGCCACTGGTTTTTCGTTTAGTAAATAACTGAGTGAAGCAAAAGTAAACCCAATAGTATTCTCAAAGAAAACAAAGTTCGGCATATTGTCATATGATGTTGACCGTTTAGTCAACCAATCCATCGTATCAAAAGGACTTAGATTCGGAATATTAAATTGATGTATTCCCTTTGTTTCTTGGATGAATGCTATATTATCATCTGAAACTTGCAGATAATTCTTTAAAATAATTGAAGCAGCTTTACTATATGAGCACTCAAAACTTTGAGCAACTTTCATATTTTCTTTAGTATATGTTAAAGACTCAATCAATTCTTGTGAAACAAAATGTAGAATATACACTTCAGACGATTGGTTATTCATTATTCTATCTGACTGATTGTATATTCTAAAACTTCTTTTTATAGTAGTTACTCCAGAAGTTTCTTCACCTTTTGTAATTTCTACATTCAAAAACGCATCAATAAAATTTATCTTACCTGATAAATTGTTTGCATCAAGAATAACTATATTACCCGACACTGCTGGAAATAAAATAGTATCAAAAATATTTAATTCTTGGAATATAGCACTAACATCAAGAGTAACTCCACCAGATACAATATCCAATCTTCGTATAGTGCTTTGAGTAGATTGGGTTAAATTAAAATTGGACATTATCTAAATCCCAAGACTCTTTTTAGTTCATCTGTAGAGGCATTGACAAATTCAGGTTTCAAAAGATTGATTGTTCTATTTCGTTCATTATAATCAATCTCATACTCATAATAAGTTTTTACATTCTTTAAAACTTCTATTTTAACTTGTTTCCCATTCGGAACAGTAACAGTTGTGGTAGTTGCTGCTATATTTGCATATGTATTAGCATCCAGTTCAATCGTATCTTCTTTATAGTCACCAGTTGATATTGTTGTTCGTCTTTCAATTTTATAGTATGAATGTATATTCGATTGAGCCCACGATAATCCCGATTGCCCTACATTGGCATTTGCCGTATACTTTGAGTTGACAAAGTTACCTAGAGTTATTTGGTCTAATGGCCAATCATACTGTGGGTCAACAATGTCATTCATTGCCAAAACAATCCAGTGCTTCTCTGCCGAACCATAAAGTTTGTATGCTATTGATTCTGGTGTATCACCATCACGTATATCATACTTCTGAAATACCGATGTATTCTCTTTGAACTTCTTTTCAAATGTGAATCGTGAAACTAAATTTGTGACAACATCAACAGAACCTTGATCTAGTTCTTGTGCATAAATTGTTTTGGGAAAAAAATTAAAATATTCTGCCATACTAATTCCCCGCCAATTGATTTTGTCTTGCACGTAATGACGTAGAATCAGTTGCTGTTATTGTTGATGATTTATTAATTGGTGCTTTATCAAATTGTCGTGATGCTTTCGTAACAATAGAAGTTTCTTTAAATTCTAAACTTAACTTTGTTGCCACTGGCATACCACTTCCCCCTATTCTTGCATCTTCACCAGAAATTTCATAAGCAGTCCAACCATTAGGTGCATAATCAACATCAACACTTGTCAATACACAAGTTGAAATTACAGGTAAGTTTATATTTTCTTTTCCATTGTAGTAAAATTCAATATCAAACTCTGATGGAGGAACTAAAAAATAACCACCAGTGCCAGGTGCTATCTCAGGTGCTTGATGAAATTGAAACAACTGAATAATTTTTTGAACAGCAAAAGCTTCTTTTTGTGATTCGGGATAAAACATAAAATCAAATCTAAAACTTCTAAGTCCTGGTGATGTGTATAGGACTTCAATCATAGGATTAGTTACTATTCCTTGTCCTGCGGCTGCAACTGCTTTTCCAAAATTACCTAATTTATCACCTAATGCATTAATCAGAAATGGTGATAAATTTCTAGTTAAACTACTTTTAAATGCTTCTTTACTTCCACCTGAAGTATATGCTCTAATAGAATCAGCAACTGCTGACCCACCAGCAAACAAAGCAGTTACCATATTGTTACCCATTTCTAAATCTGCATAACCTTGTGGTTGAACAAAATTCAAGGTATCTGGCATATAGAGTGCAATTGTTTCTGATGTTTTAGTAACTGTTCTGAGAAAACCAAGTTTATTAGCATCTCGAACAGTTGTAGCAAATTGACCCCCCACCTCACCAACCAAATCCACTGCATCACTAGCAGTGAAATCTCTATTATTAGTATTGGTATCAGCTAAACTATTAGTTATTCCAGTAAAAACTCTTGATACAAAAGGACTTATTGCATCAACACCTTCTGCGGCCAATCTTTGTGCTGGTGCTCCATTAACATCAATAATTCTTGCATTATCTCTTTCATTACCAATCGCACTTTCTCCAGCATCAACACCAGTAACTTGGTCTGTTTTATATTGGGATTTTCTCTGTTCAAGAATGTGAAATACTATGTAATGACTTACACCTTGACCCTCTCCTCCTAAATTAAGTGGATATTTTGTGATATTATAATCGAATTTCTGATCCTCTAACAACTTAGATAGAGAATTTGTTGTTCCTGAATTCGTATCTTTTATACCGAATGGAATACCTCTGCCTGGATTAGCTGCCATATATAGTTTCTTAAAGAGAAAGTTTATAACCTGAGAGAGTATTTATGTCATATAAAGGAAAGTTTTATCCTCAAAATCCACTAAAGTATAGAGGCAACCCATCCAACATTATCTATCGTTCCTCATGGGAGCTACGAGTTATGAAGTATTTGGATGATAACCCCTCCGTTGTCTGGTGGGCATCCGAAGAACTACCCATACCCTATTACAGTCCTGTGGATAAGAAGAAGCACCGATACTTCCCTGATTTCATTGCTCAGATGAAATTGAAGGATGGCAAAGTCATGACTTACATCATTGAAGTCAAACCCGACCGAGAAACAAGACCCCCCACACAGAAGAAGAAGACTAAACGGTTCATTCAGGAATCCATTACCTATGTTATCAACGAATGCAAATGGAAGGCAGCAACTGAGTTCTGTAAAGACCACGGTTGGGAGTTCAAGTTAATTACCGAGAAAGACTTGGGCATTTGAGATAAATAGGTCATGGCGAAAACACTTTTAGATAGAATTAAATCATCACTGGCAAAACAGGGCATCGAACCACGTACTGTTCAGTCAAGAGATTGGTTGAAAAACAAAATCAAAGAGCTCAATCCAACTCAGTCAACATTGATGTCTGATAGGAAGAGGCTCAAGGATTCGTCCATAATTGGGAAGATGTATTTCTATTTTTATGATCCGAAAACGAAAGATTCGATGCCATACTACGATAGGTTCCCATTGGTTATTCCAATAGAACGATACAAGGATGGATTCTTAGGGTTGAACTTACATTACATACACCCAAGGCATCGGATTAATCTATTGGACAAACTTAGTGAGATTGCATCCAACAAAAACTATAATGAGAGTACCAAACTGAGAATCAGTTATGGATACCTCGCAGCAGCATCAAGAGCATTCGAAGCAACACCATGTATCAAACGATATTTGTTCAGTCATGTACAATCTCGTTTCTTGGAAATAACAGCAGATGAATGGGACATAGCAGTGTTACTGCCTATGGAATCCTTTGTGGGAGCAACAACAAATAAAGTATTTGCAGACTCAGAGGACAAATTTTAATGATACGAGAATTTATTTCGAATATTGAAGGAAAAAAAGGGTTATCTAAAAATAACCGATTCAAAGTTAATATGGTTATACCTGCGGCAATAGCAGTTGATTATAGGTCTAGTGACCTAAGTTTACTTTGTGAATCGACCGAACTTCCAGGTAAAACATTAAACACAGCAGACGTTAAAGTTTACGGTCCAACTTATAAAATCCCATATCAAAAACAATACTCGGAAATAAATTTCAATTTTCTTTGTACTAATAATGGCAACGAAAGAAGAATATTTGATAGGTGGATAGAATATATTATGCCAAGTCAAACAAACAATATGAGGTTTCCAAAAGGCACTGATGGATTGAGTGGTTATCTAACTCAGATTGAAATAGTACAGTATAATGATTATTCTACTTCAGAATCCAAAGGATTAGAAGAAAGTGATAATGGAGAGTTGTTAAAAAAAATACAATTGATTGATGCGTTTCCACTTGGATACTCAGCACAAGCATTGAATTGGGGTGATGATGGATTTTTACGGTTGACAGTTCAATTCAGTTATCGCCGTTTTATTGAAATAATTTAAAATTTATGGAGTTATACTATGTTACCAAAACTTGATGTTCCAATATATGATTTGACTTTACCTTTATCAAAAAAGAAAATTCAAATTAGACCTTTCTTAGTCAAAGAAGAAAAGATATTTTTGATGGCAGCAGAAGCAGATGATGAAGATTCTATTCTATCTGCGGTCAAACAGATTGTAAATAATTGCTGTTTGACAGAGAGTGTTGATGTTGAATCTCTTCCTATCTCGGATGTAGAATATATCTTCTTCAATCTGCGAGCTAGGTCTATTAGTGAAGTGGTAGAACTAAAATACAAATGCAATAATAAGATTCATGTTGGTGAAGAAGAAAAAACGTGTGGGAACTTAGTTGAATTTGAAGTCAACATCATAGACATCAAACCAGAAATTCCTGAAAATCATACTAACAAAATAGAATTGACTCCTACAATGGGAGTTGTTATGAAGTATCCTAACTTCAAAATGCTTGATAAAATTTCTACTACATCCGAATCAGAAATATTGATGGAAACTACGTTGGGTTGTATTGATTATATCTACGATGAAGAAGAAATACATTATGCCAAAGATGTAACTAAAAAAGAACTAACAGATTTTCTTGAAAGCATGAGTCGTACTCAGTTTTTAAAATTACAAGAATTTTTTGAAACGATTCCTAAGATAACAAAAGAAGTAGATTTCAAATGCGGTAAATGTGGTTATGAAGAAAAAATGGTTTTGGAGGGAATCCAAAATTTTTTCGATTAATCCTTCGGCATGATAATTTGCAAAATTACTTTGAGACAAATTTTGCATTGATGCAACATCACAAATACAGTATTAGTGATTTGGATAATATGATGCCGTGGGAGAAATCTCTATATGTTAATATGCTCATTAGACACATTGAAGAAGAAAACGAAAAAATAAAACTACAACAAAGATAAGATATGGCAACTTTTACAGACATCGTTAGGAAACAAAGAGCAAAAGGTGAAGGTATAGGAAGTTCACTAGCAACTGCATTTAGTGAACGTGCTAGAGAACGCCTCGACCCACGAAATTATTTGTTTAATCGTAAAGGCACTTTAGCTGCTTTATTTCCTGGATTAAAAGGTTATCAGTCTAAAACTGGTGCTGAAAAACTAAAAGGTTCTGGTGAATCTGGAGGATTGGGTGCAGGTTCCGAATCGATTCTAAACACAATTGCTGATCGGTTAGGTGAATTGAAATCACAGTTTAAGATGGTTGCTAAGAACTCCATTGTTTTGCCACAGATGGCTCGTGATACCAATCTTACGAAACAGAACATATCAAAACTTGTTCGAGCTCAAGGTGATACACCAGCAAAAAAAGCAGATGCATTTTTCCAACGTGCGGGTGAAAGAGAATCCCAATACGAAAATGCTATGAAAGCAGGAAAACCAACTGCCGCAAAAGAAGTAAAGAAGGAAGATAAAGATAAGAGTTTTCTACAAAAAATATTTGGATTTCTTGCTGGACCAATTGGTGTTTTAGTTAGCATTTTCTCTTCAGTTATTGGCACATTGACGGGTGGATTAAAAAAACTTTCAGAAGTAATAGGTTCAATACTTTCGTTAGCATCAACCGCAGGTCTAATCAATACAGCAAAAAATGTAGTTAAGGGAGTTGTGGGTGCTGGTAGAGGTCTTGCTGCTGCCGCCGCAGGTACTGGTGCTCTTGTTGCTAATGCTGCTGGAAAAGTATTTGGTGGTTCAAAACCCTCTGGTGGGATTGCCCCTAAAGGAAAACCCCTAACTGATTTTGGAACTGCTGGTCAAAGTAGAGAAGCAGTAAAAAATAAATCACTATGGGCAAGATTTTTAGCGTTTGTTGAAAGAAAATCTCCCAAATTATTTGCACGTGTATTTGCCAAATTATCGGCGGCTGGTGGTTTGGCTGCGATACCTGGTCCTGGATGGATTTTGTCTGCGGTTGAATTAGGACTTGCAGCATGGACAATGTATGAGTTATATGAATTGTGGAAAGAGTTCAACGGTTTACCATCGGAACAAAATACACTATCACCAGAACAAAAAGATTCTTTAACTTCAACTGCACCTCAACAGTCAACAACACCAACAACAGCACCAATGAGTGGTAGAGAAAAAGGAAGAAATTTAGAAGCACAACGCAAGGCACAACGTGCAGGAGTTGGTGCAGCAGCAGATGTAAATAACTCTGCACAATTGAATGGGGCAACACTAAAATCACCCGAAGAACTATTATCTGTTATTGGTAAAGCAGAATCTGGTGGTGATTACAATAAAGTGAATTTAGGTAAAGCAGGCGGTAATAAAGCAAAAGTAATTGATGGATTAACTGAAATGACAGTCGATCAAGTCTTGAAAAAACAAGACAATAAAGAATTCAATGCTGCTGGTAAATATCAATTCATACCAGGCACTCTGAGAGAAACAATGAAAATGGCAGGTGTAAAAGGCACTGATAAATTTGATGCTGCTACACAAGAAAAATTAGGTAGGGCTAAACTTGACGATACACTAAAAAAAGCAGGAAATAATCCTGTAGCACAACAAAGAGCTTTAGCAAAGGTTTGGGCTGCTGTAGCTGAACCAACTACTGGTAAATCTTTTTATGATGATGGTGTAAACAAAGCATCAATTCAAAGTGCTCAATTATTCACAGGAGGAAATTTAGCATCAGCACCGTCAGCACCAGCAGCAGCATCTACATCAAGTATGTCGTCCCTATCAACATCAACATCTACAGACATGGAATATGATCCCGCAAGAATCAAAGCGATTGCTAGTTACAGACCAAGAGTTCCAGATAAAATGACAACAGATGGTAAAGGTGCAGGTATAACTGTTAATAATGTTGATAACAGCAAAAAGAGTTCTTCCACTGGTTCGGGTTCAAGTGGTGTTGTGGCCACAGCATATAATGATGTGTTGATAAATTTACTATTAGATAGAACTGTATCAGATAAAATGGCATAAGAAAAACCCCACACTAGGTGGGGTTCTTTTTGTACACTACTGAGTTAATTTACTCAGTCGTTTTCTGCTAGTGACCTGAAGTATTCCAAGTCCTCAT